AATAGAAGGAATATTAAATGCGAAAGAAGACGGATCGACTCTCAGCTCTATTGAGACTCACGATATTATTTGCCATATTGCTGATGCTGTCCTTGCTGGCGGCATAAGACGTGCGGCTTTAATTAGTTTGTTTAGCGCTGCTGACGATGAAATGATCTCCTGCAAGTCAGGTGATTGGTGGGAAACAAACCCACAGCGTGGTAGAGCTAATAACTCTGCTGTATTAATGAGACATAAAATTACTGAAGAGTTTTTTATGGACTTATGGAAACGTGTAGAACTATCTGGAGCTGGTGAGCCTGGTATTTATCTTAACAACGATAAAGACTGGGGAACAAACCCATGCTGCGAAATAGCTTTGCGTCCGTTTCAATTTTGTAACCTATGTGAAGTTAACGTATCAGATGTAGTTGATCAAGATGATTTCAATGCTAGAGTTAAAGCTGCAGCGTTTATCGGGACACTACAAGCTGGTTACACTGACTTTCACTACCTACGTGAAATATGGAAAGAGACAACAGAGAAAGACGCACTTATAGGTGTGTCAATGACAGGGATCGGGAGTGCCGCTGTGCTCCAGCTGGATATGAAGGACGCTGCAAGTATCGTAAAGAAAGAAAACGCTCGAGTAGCAAAGCTAATCGGGATAAATAAGTCTGCGCGATGTACAACCGTAAAGCCTGCAGGGACGACATCTCTGGTGCTAGGAACTTCATCTGGTATTCACGCGTGGCATAATGATTATTATGTCCGTAGAATGCGCGTAGGAAAAAACGAGGCTATATATACATATTTATCTGTACACCACCCTGAGCTAGTTGAAGACGAGTTCTTCAGGCCTCATGACACTGCGGTTATATCTGTGCCTCAAAAAGCTCCTGAAGGATCAATACTAAGAACCGAATCACCGTTCGATACACTTGAGAGGGTGAAGCGTGTTGCTACTGAATGGGTGAAGCCCGGTCATCGTGTTGGTTCTAATTCACACAATGTGTCAGCTACCATATCGTTGAAAGATGATGAGTGGGACGCGGCTGGTAAGTGGATGTGGGACAATAGAGATCATTACAATGGTCTATCAGTATTACCATACAATGGTGGTACGTACACGCAGGCTCCGTTTGAAGACATTGACGAAGCTAAGTTTAATGAAATGTCTAAGGTGTTATCTAATGTAGACTTAACAAAGGTTGTTGAGCTAGATGACAACACAGATCTGTCAGGCGAGCTTGCTTGCGCTGGCGGTAACTGTGAAGTAGTTTAATTTAATTTAATTTATTTATTATGACAGAATTACAAAGAATGTACAATGAAATGTTAGTGACCTTAGAAAAAGGTATTAATGATTTAGAAAAGTTTGAAGATGGCAATATGTCAGCTGGAACTAGAGTACGCAAGGCAATGCAGACAGTTAAAGAGCTAGCTCAAAAGACTAGAATAGCTGTTCAAGAGCAGAAGAATGCTGTGGCTAATTAGATAGCTATAACGTAAACGATAATCATTATCGCTACGTAAAGCGCTTTGCTTATGTCAATTTTACGGTCCATAGGGTTATAATCACCTTGTGGGCCGTTTTTTATATTAAGTAATTGTTAAGAGATTGTTATTTCTCACCACACTTTTTACTAGGATCGTTTACTTGCCTCCATTCTTCTTTCTGAAACCAATCTCTAAGTGTAGCGCCTTTCTTTCTAGCTCCTTTTACATTCGTTTTAGACGATCGTTTGTACTTACCACTTGCTCCCGCTGACTTCTTAGCACTAACAAGCTGTTGTTTTTTAGAAGATGATAATCCTTTAATCTTAGCTGCTGGTAAACACGTTTTTGTAGTTCCCCCGCCTTTTTGTTTCTTTTTAATAGGGCTTGATTTCTTACAACTACCTTTAGATCCTTTAGCCGTACCAGATACTCTTTCGTATCCTTTCCAACACTTCAAAGGACTGCTAGGCTTAATATGCTCGTACATGTCTTTACCCAGCTGTTCACCTAACTTACTGTCAGATTTATAATGAGCATGGGCCACGTTTCTACTATAAGATATATCTTTGCCGACTTTTATGAAGTCTTTGGCTAAAGTAGGATATTTATCTCCTAGAAGTTTAGCTATTAATATACCTTGAGCAGAATGACCCGACGGATAAGATGGTGTTTTCATTGAATCAAGTTCTTTGTCATCAAACTTTATATTGTTTTTCCTAGCAAGAACTTTAGGCCTAGGTCTATTGTGGTGTTTTTTTATTTTAAGTATAACTTTAGCAGATTCATCTAATATTTTATCTATATCAGATCCGTCTATAGTTATATCTTTTTTCTTAGCTATTTTTTGAAAACTAGATTTAACGTCATCTTTTTCTTTAACAAACCTTTCATTAATAGGTATTTTATTCAACTCTTTTATTTCTTGAGTTGTTTGAAAAGAATCATCATTAGGAGGCTTCTTATCTAAGTACTTTTGTATGTTAAAGTCTTTAAACATTATTTTTTTAATTGACCCTTGGTACATCTAACACCCCAGCCAGAAGCATAAGCGCTAGGCCAAACTTTAAATTTCTTTTTAGCACGAGCTTTACATGAAGGGCTAATCTTACCTTTCATTGGTGATTTCATCTTTACAGCCGTCTTCGGTCCACGACCTTCATTGTCAGGGTGGAATCTAGAAGACTTGTTCATCTCGCCTACTTCTCTACCTTGAGACTTAGCTACTTGCTCTTCAGGCGAAAGACTTTCGTCTTTACCTTGCATTTTAAACGGATTATTTTTTTGTACGTATGCCATGATTTTTTATTTAACAGTTCCACCTTCTTCTAGCGGCTTTACCTCTCTCGCCGGTCCAGCCTTTTGATCTAGCACAAAATGATTTTCTTCTATTAGCAGCTTTGCTACCAGGTTTTAGTTCAGATGGTTTTTTAGTTACAGCGGTTTGAAGTTTACTACCTGGGTTGTTTCTTTTATATTCATTAACTCCTTTCTGTGTCATACCGCCTCCAGCAGCAGCACCTGTACCAGTTGGCTTAGCCTTGTTAAAGTTTTTACCAGGCCCGATAGTTCTACGTGGATCAGCCTTTTTAAACGGATTGTCTTTAGTTCTATCGTCACCCGGATCACCACCCTGCGTAAAAGTTCTACGTCTACCACAGCTAGTTACGGGAAAAGGATTGTTTTTTTGTTTATACGCCATTATTCGTTGTTTGATTTAAAAGCTGACACAAATTTAGTATCACTTATTATTGAGTATTCGAAATAAATTGTAGCAGCAGCACTGCAGTTCACAACGACAGAGTACGCATCCGTAAAATGCATGTTTGAATCTATGATAGTATTTATTGTTCCAGAATATACTTTAGCACCGCTACAAACGGTTATAGATTTAACGCTCTGATCTTTAACATCTTCTGCAGATAGAGTTATAGCTACATCACCATCGTTTAGTAACCCTGTTAACACAATCCTGTTTAAAGTCATTCTTTGCACAGCTGAGGTTCTTGGGTTGTTTATTCCTTTCCCAGTCAGCAGCGTAGAGTCTGTGCCTGCCGTTATTTTTTTTACTATAACACCCATTTATATATTGTTTCTATTTAGGCTTGTTTTCTATACCAGCCGCAATTATTATTTTATCTACTTTGTCTTTAATAATTTCAATAGCTTTTGTTAGCTCTTCAATTTTTTCAGCGTCAGTAGATTTTGATTTAATATCTTTTGTGTCTATATTGTTTTCTATTTTATCTATCATGCTACGTAACCTAATATTGTTATGTTAAACCTTAATTGTGGCGTGCCATTAGTGCAACCAACTCCTACGTATATTACTTCTCCTGCGCTTACAGCTCCTCCGTCTGTTATGGTCATGTCATTAAACTCGTTTTGATTAGCGCCAGTAACAGTAGCGTCAGATCCTATAGCTGTAACAGTTGTGTTACCGGACAATTCGCTAGCTGTTTTAAAACACTGCGTTATTAAATTATCACTACTACCATTTGTTCTACAATTAACTCTAACTTCTACTTTAGATAAATTCACAGGTACTGGCCAACCACAGTTAACTTCGTTTTTAGTAACCTGTCTAGTTCCGCTAGTTGGAACCGTAACACCGCCCCAATTAAAATGGTAGTTACCGTATGAACTATGTCCTATGTGAACCTCTCCGCTAGTAGCAGACACAACATATCCGTTAGTAGAAAATGTTATAAAGTTTGTTCCAGAGCTACCGTTAGTTGTTATTTCCCTACCTTCAATTGTTGCTTTACCAGCCGCGGATCTTGCTATTGTAGTGTCGTCTGCGTGACCAAGCTCTATTGTTCCTAAGCCAACCGCAGTTGATGTTGAGGCCACTAAGTTTGTAGCTGTAGCAGCGTTGCCTGTTGTGTTTTGATTTAACGTGGGTATGTTAGCGGCGTTAATTGTTGCTGTGCCGCTTATATCATTATCCCAGCGATAATGTTCAGCTGCTACAAAATTTGCAAGTGAATCATGATCTATTGTTCCTTGTGTAGCGACTTGTATTACACCTGAGCTATTAACAAACAAAGTTGATCCAGTAGTTATACTTCCGTCTAGCTGTAAGTTACCAACGTTGTCAAAAACTGCTATTTCAGCCGTAGAATTAGGAACAGAACCAGAACTTCCTGTTACGCTAGATAAAAATCTGATGCTACCGCCAGCAGCATTACCAGTGCTTTGACCTCCTTGTAAAGTTAAATTTGCTCCAGCTACGTTAGAACCAGATGAAGCAGAAGGACCAACAGTCATAGAAACAGTTCCTGGCGTTAACACTTGCCCACCAGTTGAATTAGTGTCTCCAATGGTAAGTTGATCTATGTCAACTCCACCGCCTGGAGCAAAGTTTGAGTAAGTTAAATGAGCTGAAGCTTCTATAGCTCCAGATCCGTTACCTAGCAACACCGCGTTATCAGTTAAAGAGGCTGCCCCCGTGCCACCTTTACCAACAGGTAAAGTTCCTGTAACTTCGTCGGTTAAATCAACGCCACCAGATTTTATGCTAACAGCGCCAGATGAAACGCTAAAATTACTAGAGCTAAAACTAGCAGCTCCTTTAGCAGAAGTACTAGCATCGGCTAAATTTATAGTAACATCTCCCGATGTACCTCCGCCGGTTAAGTTTGTTCCTGCTACAACACTAGTGATGTCGCCTTCTGTAGAGCTACCACCGATGTCGGATAGAATTTCTGAACCAGTTCTAAATGCTATAGAACCATTTTCTTTTTGTACTAAAAACCTGTTTGTATCACTCTCAGCATTAGATATGTTGTCTAAAAATACGTCCTTAACGAATCTAGATACCTTCTGTTGTATGTTTAGGTTTTTGTTTTTCATTAATCATGATCTATGTAGTCGATAGTTACTTCTTCGCCTTGCTCAATAGCTTTAGCAATGCTTGGGTAAATTCGCTTGTACGCGTTAACAGATTTACCAACAAACCCGTCTCTAAGTATAAGATTGTTTTCTTGACTATCCCCAACGATAAGACACCCAGCAGTATGCTCATCAGTGTTTCCAGTGTGAATAAGAATATACTCAAAGCCAGGAACATCAATGATATGAAGCATACCACGATGTATACCAGGATATTTTTTATCGTACCTCGCATGAAATCCTCCTTCTTTTCTTAGTTCTATTTTATATGTACCAGCAGGTATTCTAGTCTCGCCTTTTACTTTTAAAGCCCTTTGTTCGTCTTCCAAAGTGTAACATAAAAAATGTCTACCTAAATCGTTTACTTCAAACAATAGGCCATGCGTGCAATCTACTTGCGAGCTAAATCTTAAAACTTCTAACTTCATGTTACGATCTAGTGAAATAAGCGTATTCTACCAATATCGTTTGAGTGCTGCTACTGATTGCGGTTACAGCAGCGCTAGCCACTATTGGAACCCAAGCCCATTCGTTTGGATTTACACGTAAAACACTGTTGCCACCTATTGAAACTTCAACAATATTAGTTGTAGAAGTTGTTCCGTCAGACTGTAAAGCTGTGTTTTTTACATATAAAAACTTTACTTCTGCAGAGGAAGGTATTAGTGTTACAGCTGCTCCGCCAGAAACGTTTATCGCGGCTCTACTTACACCAACGCCTGGAACGGCGTCTACGGTTAACGTGTCTGATTCTGTCAAAGCTAGAGGGTTAGTCGATACTTGACCAGCGGCAGCTGAAAGTGTTAATGTTGCTTTTATTGTTGGCATGTTATTTTACTTTAAATTATTTCTGCTTATTTATCTTTCTTGCAAGAATTCAATTTAGCAATTTCTTTTTCTAATTCAACAATACGATCTTCGTTCTCGTTGATTATTTTTATTTTTTTTTCAAGCCTTTGCTCTAAGACTACTATGTCTTCGTCGAGTTGACCTATTTGACTATAGGCTATACCCATAGTAAATATAATACCTATTATCCATATTATATTACCTACTGATATTTCTAGGTTTTTACTTATCACTTCTTTTAATGAACTCTAGTATTATATCAATTTTTTTCATCATCTCGTTTATATTGTCTGCAGCTTTCTCGTGGTGTCGTGAAAACTGATTTTTAACTTCATATAAACTAAACACTAAAAATCTGTATAATGCGTACAGAGCACCTAAAAGTAACACTAATGGTAATCCGTAACCTTCTATTAACTTTAAGATTTCTTCCATATTACGATCCAAAAAATATTTTAGCTATAGCAGCAGCAACGATACCGTATAAAATCCAGAGAGCTCTCACTAATACTTTTCTAGCAGAAGTGTTTCTATTCACTCTAGCTGTTACTCCGTTATCAGGATCTAAAAGTTGCTTCACTAGGTTATCTAGCTTCTCGTCCATTTTGTCGAGTTTCTTATCCATCTGATCCATTCTCTGTTGCATTAACGCTATTTCTTTATCAACCGTTGCCATTTCTTTATTATTATTACACGTTTAGTCATGCATATAACAGTACTTCTTACCTGACTGAGCCGACTTTTTACACTGAAGGCCTCTAGAAGTATATGCTTGACATTGATTAGCTTCTTTTTCTTTTGCTTTTTTTTCTTTTTTCTCTTTCTTTTTTTCTTCTTTTACTTTATCTTTCGCCGCTTCAACCGCTTGTCTTCTTTCGTCTAAGAACACTGTATACTCATTATCTTTACCTTTGTTACGCACAACCTTTTCGCCAACGTTTAAATCCCAGGAGCTCCAACCTAACGCTAAAAATAACCTCTGTAGATTAGTATTATCTTGATTCATAGCTTCACGCAGGTTATCCATTTTACGTATAGCCCTAGCCATCGGGATGTTTGTAGTTGCCTCAACAACGTTACCTATAGCCGTCCAAGCAGGATTGTTATAATCCAGCATAGACATGCTATCCATAGCGTCTTTATTAAACTTCCTAGTAAGCATGGCGCTGTAAAGTTTTCTAGCTTTAGAACCTATCGGCGGAGACACGTTTAAAGCTTCAACAACTACTTGACCGTAATCTGCTCTAAAACCTTTTTCTTCTTGCTCTATGTATTCCATTATAGTATTCTTAATAGTAGCTAAAGCAGCTCCATATATACCAGAGCCTCTTAGTAAAGAATCAAGCATACTGTTTAATATTCTTTGCTCTTTAATCTCTTCTTTGTCATCATCACTTTCAAAGGCCATTGCAAACAACGCGTTTTGCAAAGCGGCAAATATAAAGTTTTGCACAGCGCCGTAATAAAGTATCCTAGACACATTACTTCTCCAGTCACCTCTACGGTTTATTAAATCGCCAGCTGCCTTCTTTATTAAACGATTATACTGCATCGGTGTATTAGCAAACGCAAGTATTATACGGCCTAAGTTTGAAGCTTGCTGCTGTGATATACGGTCAGGTCTAGCGGACTGTTGTGTTTCTTCAGCTATTTCTCTAAAATCAAGCATAGCTTGTGACTCAGCGTCAGCTTGACTCATGCCTTGCTTTAAGTATTTGTTAATTCTATTTCTATAAAATGTAGCGCCACCAGAAGCGATAGCAAAACTATCCGCAACCTGCGTTGGAGTAAAACCTATTTTAAGCAGGTACCTAAGAGCCGCCATAGCTTTGTTTTTAGCTCCAGCTACAGCGCTAGCGAGCTCAGCTTCATTTACGTTAGTCGCCAAACCAGCTCTTCTGTTTTTCAAGAAGTCTGAATTAAACAAAAAAGAAAAGTCAGACCAATATTGTTTTTGGTTAGCAAAAGCTTTACCAGCTGCAAATATGTTGTTGTCTTCAAAGTTAATAAAGTTAACCGTAGATAATGTTTGCAGCACGGCAGATCTAGCGTTAAAGAACATAATAGCGCCAACAGAGCTGTTAATCCAATTATTCCACTGATTCTCAAACTTAGTTCTACCTTTAGGTCTATTTCTACCAGTCTCCATACGGTATAATATATCTTCTAAAGAAGATCTAAAGTCACTACCGTATATAGCCTCTATTTTGTTTAAGTTTTTTTCTGAAAATATTATGTCTTTATTTTCTAACCACTCTTGCAAAAACTGAGCTCTTGAAACTTTATCTACTAGCTCTTGTAAGTCCATAGCTATATTACCAGTATCCCAGCCGTCAGTAGGCTCTACATATCCAGATTGTTGTTTTGTTATAGCGCTAATTCTATCAGCGTAAGCTCTCAGCGAAGGATCGTTTTTAACTAAGTTGATTAGTTGTTGTTTAGAGCTTTCAGCTAAACCAGGTATTTCATAGCCAGCTTTAGCGTAGAGATAAACTCTTATAGCAGCATCAAAAGTAAATCCTTTTACATCCGTTAACTTACCTAACTTCTTTTTAACATCTTTAAACTCTTTGTTTAAGGCTTTATACTGATCTCTAATACCTTGTTTCATTTGGCTCATCTCACGATCAGCTTTAGCGAAAGGCTTAACTAAATACTCTTCAAAGAATTTTATATCAGCATTACCCTGCTCGCCCTTGCCAACAAAATACCGTAATAACCCCGTGAAATCTTCTGCAGAAGGTGGTACAAATAGTGTAAAGCCACCTTTGTTTTTTCCTCGCTTTCTAGCCTCAACCCTAGAAAATGTTTTTACAGCATCAACACCTTTAGTTCTTTCGAGCATGTTGTTAAACTCAGTGTCAACGTCTTTGCTAAACCTAACTTGAACAGACTTACCCTTAATGTCTAGTTGGTTAAACACATGTTGTACAGCTTCAACGTTTTGCATAGCGTCATCTACAAAGTACATATCATTGTATCCTTCGGCGTACTTATTAAGCATCCAAGCAGCCTTGGCATCACCCGTGCTATTTCCTAAGCCAGTAATATTTTCTAAAGGTATATCTACACCTTGATCTTTTAAAAACTGATATATTGGACCGGCGGAAGCAGCAGGTCTAGCGGTTAATACATACACATTATCTGACCCATACTTTTTAATTTGATTCTTCATCTTTTGTAAAAGAGGACCAGGTGTTCCATCTACTACTTTATTAAACTCTGAAAAATCATACTCAGCACCTTGAGCAAGTAAGTCCGCCCCACGTAAAGCAAAGTCTTCAGCGTTGATTCTATCTTTTATATAGCCTTTCGTGAAGTCGTCCATTTCTTTAACGAACTCGGCTGGTAGCGCTTCTCCTTGTTTTAAGTTGTCTGTGTTTATTTCCACAAAGCCTTTAGCAGAGTATGGAAAAAATGTTACCATCTCTTTAAATGCTTTTTTGTTTTTCTTAGCTGACTCTATACTGTTTCTAACGGTAGCATCGGTTAGTCTTCTTTCAGATCTATTCGCGTTTCTTTCTAACGCTGTTTCTAACGAAGACTCAATGAACACTATCTGAACATCGTAACCGGCGTCTTTAAACTCTCTAGCCATACTTTCAAACTGAACGCCAACGGCACCAGTGCCATCGATCACAACACCATCGCCTTGACCTCTTAGTTTTGAAGCTTTATTCTTAGCTGCAACTGCTGCTTGACCTCCAAGCTCTCTCCACTTTTCAGCTTGCTCTCTAGTAAACTCATTCATATCTTTTGGTAAACCATTGTTTTTGGTTAACCAGTCTAAAGCTATATCTTGATTTACGTATTTAAAGCCTTGCTTTCTTAAACCTAACTGATTTATAACAGTAGTTTTACCGGCGCCAGCGTTACCAGCTATTAGTATAGCTTTTCTTTTTGGTTGAGGCTTACCACTTGGATTAGGCATTGTTAATCTAATACCAGATTTAGTAAAGGCTAATGTGTCGTCAAAGTCGAACGTAGACATACCTCTTGGTTCAGCATCTCTACTCATAGCTTGAAAAGCTTGATCGGCCTTTTCTAATCTAGTCTCGCTAGTTGTTTTTACTTTGACAGGGTATCTACTTATATATTCGTTAAGCTTTTTGTTGGCTTGCTCTTGTGTTATTTGCCCAGAAAATATTTGAAATAATAAATCTTGCTGCATTGAAACAACGTTAGCGTTGCTATATAAAGAACTGTTTATTCCAACGTTATATTCTTGAGCAATTGTATTTCCATTAGCTAACACTATAAAGTTAGGGTTTATACCTCCAGCGTTGTTATTGACGTTAGGATTAAAATATCTAATCCAAGCAGGAACTTCACCGGTAAACACTTTAAACTGCCACTCTTTAGGTATTTGCGAAACGTAATTAAACTCTCCAAGCTTTTTAAGTAAGTTGTCGTATATCTTTGGAAGACCACCTTGCATGTAAGCTTTCATAGCGTTATCAATATACTGATCAACAACACCCATCTTTGAAAGTGTAAATAAAATCTTGCCAAACTCTGTTGCTGGCTGCGTGTGCTCTTCTACGTTTTCTAAACCTAACGTATTATGAAAACCATATCTAGCACCTGTTCTCATGAAGTGCCCTTGGTTTACAGCTGAAGACTCTAGTAGTGCTCCAACAAAAGCTACGTTAGAAGACTCTTTCATTAAATCTTGCAGTATAGACCAAACTTCCTTAAAACCTTGATCAGACTGATCTAACAGATCTTGATTGTTGCTAAACCACTCTTGAGCTTGCGCGTTTGTAAACTTACCATACTTAACAGAAACTTTAGCCATAGCCGCAACGTTGCTAGACTCTGGAGCAAATTCAACTCCCTCCATAACAGCTTCAAATTGAGCTTTATTTGCAAACGCGTATTTAGGGCTAGCTGGCATTAAACTTAATTCGTAAGCTTTAAAGTTAGGGTTGTTATTTCTTACTTTTTTACCGTCTAGTAAAGTATATTCTTTTAATTTTTTCTTTGTCTTTTCTAACGTTACATTACCTTCAGTATCTACGTATAGCTGTCTACCGTTTTTGTCGTTTGTATATTCGTTTCCGTTTTCGTCAACGTTTATATTTTTAGCGCCAGCCGCGTATAAGTTGCCACCGGTAAAAAACGATCTAGGTAATTCTTTAGCAGCAACCGTTGCTAACCAGTTTATGTAAGCGCCTCTATCCTTACCGCTTATATCTAAAAGCGTAGCACCCATGCCTGTTATTATCTTAGGCCATGTTGGATCCATGTACGTTATAGCATCAGATACGTCTTTTGAAAACAACACATCTGACATACCGTCTGCTATTTGAGCAGCAGAAGGATCAATAGTTCTAAGGGCTTGATTTGTGATTATCTTACCCATTAAGTTTGCCATAGCTAGCGCTCTAGCCGATGTGTTTCTATCTGTTCGATCAGCGACTCCTTCAACAATACCAAACACCTCTAGAAAGTCAGAGTCTAGTATATTTGTTTTTTTAACCTGAGTTTTTAATCCGGCTTTAGTTTTAGCTCTTGAAGATCTTTTATTGTAAAAAGCATCCAATAAAGTTTTAGGCACGCCTGTAGCCTTACCTTCAGAGTCAAAGCCTTGTGGTAGCATGTCTATTAGCAAGCCTACGTTTCTTCTAACAAACATCTGCATGCTAGCTAACTCACTTTTAGAGAGGTTAGCAAGGTTTTTTAATTTTTTAACAGGTATGCCAGTTAAATTAGAAACTGTCTGCAAAGCGGCGTTAGGCACTTTTTTAAAATTAAGCATAACTTTAGGATCTATCCCAGCCGCCTCAATCTCTGCTAAAACTTCAGCTTGAATACCAAGTCTTTCAGCTACATTTATTAATTTAACTTTTCTTTCAGGCGCTTTAATCTCTGCTGTTTCTTCGGCTGCAACACCTCTAGCTTCAGTGACGTCATCTTCAAATTGCTCTTTTAATATTCTATTAGCAGACTCAATAGCTCTTGAAGGTAAATACTTATTTATATAAGCGGCTAAAGGTACTCCTGAATTAGGATCGTAATCCCTTATCAAGTCGTATATACCTCTTTGACCTATTTCTATTTCGCTAATCATCATCTCTAAATCAAAGCCAGGTACTTCTCTATACTTGTTTGCTATTCTAGTTGTTATAGGTTTGAACAGTTGGAATATTTCAAACGCTCCGTCAACACCGCTAGTTTCATAAAGATTTTGAACAGCATCAGACGCATCTTTTGATTCTGCCTCAAACTGCTCGGCGTTTTCTTCGCCGTCTTCTTCAGACATCATATCTCTAAACACTTGATCTATCTCTGCTATTTCTCCAGAAACTTTAAAACCGTCAACAGCTCCTATTCGCATAGCTTCGTTTAAAGTTCCGCTCTGTATACCTCTACTATAATCTTCTAAAAAATTATAGACGTCCATAGGATTTTTAAACTTATAAGGTATACCAAGGTTCTTAAAAACTCTAGAAAACATTGCGCCAATTTTTTCAAATGTAGTTCTGTTATACTTCATTTGACCAGTAGCTATTGCATCAGCGACCAACGTTAATACCTCTTCAGCTTGTTTAGCGCTAGTAAGAGGTACTTGCCCCGCGGCGTTTGGATCTCTATACGCGTTAAGTCTATTTATAAACCTAGCATTATTTTTGGTGATAAACGGCTGAATATCTCCAAGCATGTTTAACAAAGAGTTTCCTAGAGCGTAGGCTGTGGTTGGATTATTTTGCAACGTTGTTCTTAGTACACCGTGCAAAAACTCGTGAGCCGCTACATTCACGCCTTCGTTAGTAGTTTTTTTCATAGCGTTAACGTATATGGTTTTACTACCATCTTTGTTTACTTTTATACTACCGAAAGATCCGTCCGCTTCTTGCCCAAATATTTGAACAAGAGTTCCGTTTGTAACTTCTACAACATTCATGTTTTCACCAAACATACTTTCTGCAAGATCTTTAACGTTTGCTATTGTAGTTTTAGATTGTTCTTTAGCTTGCTGCTTTATTATAGGCTTTAGTATTTCTTGTCTTTTAGTTTCAAGCTCTTGTATCTTTTCATCTATTTTTTTAGCGGTGTTTGTTTTTTCTTCAGCGCTAATCATGGAAGATTCTTTAGCGTCAGCCTTATCATCTTCTAGTTGTTGTATTTTATCTTCTATAGATTCAACTTCATTTCTAGAATCAGAGTCTAAAGCTTCTATAGCTTTGATCTCGTTGGCGGTTTTAATATCTGTAAAAGTAATTCTAGTGTTTTCATACTGAAGAGCGTCTGCGTTACCATCTTGCTCCATCATTGCTGAATACAGTGATAAAGCGCCTTTACCGTCATTCTTTATATACACCAATGGGTTTTCACCATTTGCTCTTCTTCTGTTGTACTCTTCTTGTAACTCTTGAACCGTAGAGAAGTTTTCGCCGTCCATTCGATAAACTTTATTGTGTTTACCTTTTATGATCTTAGAGACCGTCCCTGGAGCCGAGAACATTACCTGCATAACACCCATGGTTAAACCAGTTTCTTTCAAGAATTGAGAATCTAATCCTTCAAATAAGTCGTTGCCTTCAACTAGGTTTTGCAAAGGAAGGTTTATAATTTCTTCAGCCATCTCTCCAAACATGCCGTCAAACCCAACTTTATTTCCTATACTATTCATAAACTGACCGGTACCAGTCAATCCTTTCTTATTAAAGTATCTAGACACTATAGTTCTTCGCAGCCACTCAGGATCGTTCAGCACATCATTTTTGATAAATTTTCCTAGCTTTGGAAATCCAGCGCCTAGTCTTTCTGTAAAATATTCTAAAAAGTTAACGCCAAAAGCTTTAGCGAAAGCTTTATCAAAAGCCTCAACATCATAGTCACCGTTTTTATCAAGTGCATAGCCACCGTTGATTGAAAGTTGACTCATTATATCGTCGCCATCGCTAGTAATCATTAGCTTTGCTTGCGGTGTCATTCTCTCAAGAGTAGAGTCTAGATAGTTAGTAGGTATAACAGCCGACTGAGCACCGGCGGCCAGCACAACTGAAATACCGTCTATTATGTTTCCTTTGATAGTTCTTTTACTAACGTCTTCAATCAAGCCATCGTATATGCCTTCTTTTAACGTTCTTTCCAACTTATCTTTTACTACTTTTTTAGCACCAGTAAAAACGCCTCTAGTAAGATATATTTCAGCTACCCAAGGAAACATTTCAGCTAACATTTTACCAGAGTTATACGCTGTCTCACCTTTCGTAAGTTCATTAAACTTATTATCAGAAAGTTGCTTTGTTGCTAGCGAGCTCAATACAATCTGCTCAGCAGGACTTAGCTCTTCCCCGCTCTCTTTCTTTTTAAATAAACTATAAGCCTGTAAGGCGTCAAAAGTACTAGCAACACCCCCAACAATAGGTATATAGTCAAGACCAGACTCTAATCCTAGCGCTCCTTGAAAAAACTTTGCAAAACCACTTTCCGCTAGCTTTTCAGGTCTTTGCAAAGCAACTTCTAGCTTGTCTTTCGCCATCTTGAGGTTGTTGTATTCAGAAGCCGCTTGCTCATACTGCTCCTTGGTGTACACTCCGTAGCTAGCTATATTAATCATGCCCGCCATGTCTACATTGTAAGAATCTACAATTGGTGTAACTCTTTCAAGCTCTTTGTCTATAGCTTCTAAAAGATCTTTAGAAACTTCATCTATGCCAAACCTTGTCATGTCACCACTAATATCGAAAGTCATGTCATTCCAAAACTTATGGTAGTACTCTGTTTTTCTATTTAGTATTTCTGTTTCATCTGTCATACCAGCTTGTTTCAAACCTATTTCTATGTTTGTCCAAGCATTATCTAGCATTAATCTTTTCGTGTCATTAGTAGCTGTGTCCCAGCCGTTTAATCTAAATTGCTTAGTTAGATCGTCATATTTTTCTCTACCAATTAAATCTGTTGGAGGTATGTAGTTTTGAAAAAACTCTATTTGCTTTCTTTGAAACTCTTTTTCGTTAGCAGAAACGTAGTCGTCATATCTAGCTCCAATATATTTGTTTAATTCTTGGTTAGCTTGCTCGCTGTATAGTCCACCTATCTCCTGCTGTTTAGCATTAACTTCAGCGGTAAACATCTGTTGAACTTGCTCTTGGCTCATGTCGGCAAACTCTCCGTCTTGTTGTCTTTGTTGAAAAGATTGAAGAAGCGTCTCTTGAAAAGCGTCAAGTTCTATTTGCATTTCTTTTACATACTTTTGCTGTATGCCATTGTTTATAGCATCTATGTCTTTTTGGTACTGCTCTTTAAACCTGTCGTTAAATTCTATATTATAGCTAGCCGCCCAGTCTTCGTACGCTTCGTTTTGATTTTTTTGTTTTCTATTTAAAAACTTTTCAGCGTCCATGTCAGACTCTTCCACAAAAAACTCTACGCCATCTATTGATGTTCCGCTAGTTCTTTCTTGAAGCAAGCTCCAGTCTGACTTGTGGTTAGCGTACATGTTGTTAACTGTAGATAAAGCAAGGTCAAAGTCGTTGATAAAAGCTTGAGGGTCTTTTTCTATGGCTTCTTTTTCTTCCTCAGTCAACAACCTACCATCAGAAAGTTTTTTTGCTTGCTCTTGCAAATTAACTTTATACAAGTTTGCTTCAAATACGTTAATGTCCTCTTCTATAACAGCGCTTTCGCTGTCGGTATAACTGTAAACTATTTCGTCTTCTCCAGCAGGATTATAGATAGTTTTTCTGTTTATGTTTTTAAAAGTAGTATTATCACCTACCTCTTCGTCTACGATTTCTTCACCATCAAACTCTTGCTCTACTATAGAGCTTTTTTCAATAACTGGCTTCTCGTCTGCTAATTCATCTTTTTCTTTATATACTTCTAAAAGATCTTGCTTCTGCTCCTCATGCTGTAAAAGATTAGACATGTCTGTTGATACGTTAGATATGCTAGTCTGATCTTGAGCTTGAGGTTCTAAAAGTTCGTAAGGTTTAAACTCATGATTTGCTTTTGTTAAACCTGGTAACTCCAACGAAGTATTTACCGAGGTGGATGCCGTACTTCCTGTGCTCACACTCGCATCCGGTGTTTGTGAGCTGTTCGACTTTCCCAGGCCCATCTCTTCAATGTAATCTTCAACTTCCATTTCAGACTGCTTAGCAAAGTCTAGTACTTCTTTTTCTGAAAGTTCTTTGCCTCCTTGCGTTATATAAGACATATATATATATTATTTATTAAAATGTGTATACTTTAGGTTTTTTCGTATCAGGATCTATTACATAATTACCGTTACTTAACTGTTTGTAATACGTTCCATCATCTCTTTTTACCCAAGTGCTATTAGGATTTCTATAGTCTGGTATATTGTCTTTACCCTCTTTGATAGCGACATCCCAATTAGCCTTAGCGAGCTCTTGATCTTTTTTCTTTTTAGCAGCTATTCTTTCAGCAGAGCTAGTAGAGTTTTGTGGATTTTTATTATTGTAGTTTAAATCATATTCTCCCGTACCGTAAGCGCTCGGCGTTGACTTTCCGTTTGCTTTATGCATGTCGTTGTGAACCCCTCTAAGTCTTTCTACGTAGTAAGCTTTTAATTCGTCTCTTAACCACTCTCCAATGTTTTGGTTTTCGTCGTACGGCTCGCTCCAATTAGCCCCGGCAGAATACTTGCTAATATCAACGTCTGGATTCTCTAAAGTAAAATCGTCAATCCAAGTTTTTCCATCACCGTCTAAATCGTCATACATCCAAGAAACCATTACTTTTTTATTAGGATCTTGTTTTGTTCCAAAAAGTTGATTTACTAAGCTTTCAGCTTTACCTTGACTAAAAGGCATGTTTTCTTTTTGATTTTTAGCAACCTCTTCTCTGTATTTCGCGAAAGCACCTAAACCATCTTCATCTCTTTCGAAAATAGTTTCGTTGAGTTGGTCTAAAGTAACTATGCTTGTTTGACCGCTAGCATCCATGTTACCAACCACAAACTGTATCTGCCCGTTTGGACTTATTAACATATCAGCTTGACCACTGTGTATTTGATTTAAGTAGTCATACTCTGGCGTATCAAGCGTAGCGTTAGAGTATCTAAATCTTCCGTCATTGTTTCCTTCGCCTTCACCCTTACCATGCATGTTAGCCCAATCATCTCTATTGGTCTGTACCTCTGTCATCTGTGTATTTAAAGCTTTCCACTTGTCTTCGATAGCTATTATCTCAGACTTTATTTGTTTAAACTTAGGGCTATTAGTATTTAAGTTTTCGGCTTTAGCTTTTAGATCGCTCATTGCTTTTTTCTGCTCAGATAAGTACTGAGTGCAAGCGTTGGTACCGTTTTTAAACTTATTAAAACCATTGTTAGTTTCCTCAACGCTATATTGATCAAGCTCTTTTTGAGCCTTTTTTCTAACGCTTTCCTTCATTAAAGCAACTCTATCTACTAAATCATTTACGCCGCTAAAAGCGTTATACTGCTTTCCAGCTTGATTCATACGTCTAACACCAGCTATTAAAGTTGCGTCTGCTCTACCATACTTCATTGGGCTTTTCATAAAAGCCATAGTTCCAGTATTTCCTTTACTAAAATCAGGTATAAACCTGTCTCTATTCTCTAGCTTATCATCTTTTAGCGTTTTCTTTTTTATTTTTTCTTCTTTCTTTAGAGCTTTCTTTTTCTCTCGCGCTTGTTGTTTATCGTATTTGTCTTCATACGATCGAAGCTTTTTTAACTCTCTTTCTTCTTTTCTAGCTTCTCTTTTTTCTGCTCTTTCTTCTTGCTTTGCAGCTACTTTAGCTTGATAAGCCTCGCTTTGCTTGTAGTCTCTAATCAAAGCTTGTAATCCATCTAAAGCGCTACTAACGCCAGTAATACCCATGTTCTCTACAGGAAGACCATTAGCTAGAGCTTGTTGAACTTGAAGTTCTCTAGCATTTCTTTCTTCCATGTATCTTTCGTAATAACTCTTCTCAGCCATACCTATTATTTCTTTTTAGATTTTGCTTTCTTCTTTTTGTCATTAGCATGAGCGCTAACAGAAGCTTTTAACTTTGGATCTTTCATGAAAAACGCACCTGCCATATCTGTAACACCACCCCACATTTGTTCGTTTGCAGCCGCTTTGTTTGCGTTAGCTTGTGCCATTTCTTCTTGAGACATACCTAGCAAAGTAGCCTGCTTATCAGCTTCCATTTGTCTAGATATAGCTTCACCTTCAGCTTTCATCATACCTACTTGCTGTCTACCTTTAAGTGTTTGTGATTGAATATCTGCTGCGCCAGTTGCTGCGGCTTGTTGGTTAGCAGACTCTTGAGCTCCAATGCTAGCAGAAGACTGCCTAGCTTGTTGCGATGCAGCACCGGCTAAAGCTTGTATGTTACCAGCGTTAAACGATCCGCCAGATTCCATGCTACCCATAATGTTGGCTTGTTGCTGCTGAAAAGAATCTCTTTCGAACTCAGCTTGCTGCGTGTTAACCGTTAAGTCTTCGAAGGTATTCTCCATACCTTCCATTTCATTTTTAAGGCCAGCGTAAGGATTAGAGGTGTCTAAGTTTTCATAAGCCTTCATTCGCTCAGCGTGCTTTCTTTTAGCTTCTTTCTGCTCTTTTTTGGCTTTCTTGTTTTTTATAAAGCCTGATATACCTTTAGCCGCACCTAAACCTACAGCTGCTATTGTTGCTATTGTAAATGACATATTATTTGTTTTTTATGTATTGATCGTAATCTTCTATGCTCATTGCTACGATGCTTTTTTCTAGTTCTACCATATCTCGAGTGTTGCTTGGGTTTTTGTGAACGTTAACGAATACTGAATCTTCAGCGGCGTATATTAATCTTTTCGACCCTGGTTCAGCTAACACGTAGCACGGGGCAACATACTCTTTTTTTGAATCTTCTTTCGCCACTATTAAACGCCCGCTCATTAAAAACCAAACGTGCAGATGTTTGTGTATAGCACCTACGACAGCCGAGTCTTGTTTCATAAACATTTCTCTAACGTAAATACCGTCGGCAAAAGTATGTTTTAGTGGAAATTTGTCGCTGTGCACTATGCTTTTACCGTCACCTTCGACTAAGTCTCCGTCAGCAATAGCTAGCAACGATCTTTGGAAAGCCTCTATCTTCTCTCTTTGTTGCAGCTTGTGCTCAATATTTTTTAGCTCTACCTCGTTAGACATTTAATTTAATTTAATTACTGTTATATAATCACACTTAGCACCGCTTATTTACTGCTTTCAAATACCTCGCAGCCAATAGAGAATATCTCAGCTTTGTCAGTAGACTTGTTGACAAATTTAATATCAGCATAGTAACCTAACAAACTAGAAAGGTTAGCGGCGTTGTCTTTGCTAAACATTATGAAGTTGCTTGTGGTAGGAATTGAAACGTTATCGTCATGCGTTATTACTACAATATTTTTATTTATGTGTTCTATAGGACCCATTTTAACAATGTTACTATAGCCTGTAGCTGTTTGCACTTTACCGGCATCTGCTGCCGCTTCAGTAACAGGCACGTAATACGCTATATCACCTACCTGAGCAGAGATGTTTACGTTGTTTGCAAATTTTAAGGTTAGTGTTGACATATTATATTATTTTTTTTCTTGCAAGTACAAATCTTCCAGCGTTAACAAAACTTGGGCTTATTATTAATGGATCAAAATAGTAGTCTGTATCTGTTTGCACTTCGCTACCAACAACTGAGGTTTCGTACGATATAGTGAACTCAATAGCTGTACATTTTCCACTAGAAAAAGTACCAGCCGCATGCAATTTATAATTACCCAATTGCGTAGCAATAGATCCTTTCGTTAAATCGTTCTCGCTTGCTATGTCCATAAACTCATCAAGCTTGTCTTGATCATTAATTCTAATGGCTGTTGTGTCAACTAAGTTGTACATAACGAACTCTGTATCTGTACTCTCTACTTGAGTCGCCGTGTACTTGAACTTATGTGTTGCAACAGCACCTGAAGAGTAAGCTCCGTGAATATCGACTTCGTAGTACTTGCCGTGATTGTCCGAGTCAAATCTCAGCCCAGTCCAGTTGCTAGTTCCACTGGGGTTTGCTCCTCCAGTTCCAGCTAACAGCTGCTCAAACGTTATCGATGTCAAGGTTGCGTTAACGCTAGACGTGCCTAAGCCGTCGTGATTATAAGCGTCGTAGTTAGTTTGCTCTGTCTGCGTCAGTGTTAATCCAGTAGGACTGTAGCCATATTTGTGTGTTGTTACAAAGTCGACGTGAGAAGCACCTCCGGCAGCAAGAATATAGTCAATCTCGTCTATAAATAAACTGTATTTATGATTTAAAGTTGGAGCAGCTGATGTCGTACTCATTGCCGGCGCTGGTATTCTTAAGAAAGCCCCAGCCTCCCAGTTAGCGGCTAGAAGAATGTCAGGGTACAAAGATACGTTAGGAGCAAGTTTTATTGTCATCAAAACTTTGTTATCAGCTTCGTCAGCACCTGCAAATACGCCGTCTATATAATTACCTAAATTACTGAACTCAACGCTCTTTATAGCGTCTTTAACAGGTATTAAGTTGTTAGCCCCATAGGTAGAGTTGCCTCCACTATTAGGGTAATAGTCTATTGTTTGTCCTTCAAAACTTACTACACCAGGGTCGCCAGAAACATAGTATTCTTGATTTCTAAAAGTTAGCACTCCAGTAGAAGCGCTCAAGTCTCCGCTGGCTACAGCTACACCTAAAAAAGAGGTTATACTACTTACATTTATTACCTGTCCTACGTTTGGAGCTAGCACTATCAAAAAGTCTTCGAAAATATCGTCTAGATCTTCTTGGCTAACAACCGTCGTGGAAGTTGCTACTGTTGCCTCATCGTGAAAAACCGTAGATTTAGCTACTACATCAACATAGTTTGTGTCAGGGCTCGGCACGGCGTTTGTTTTTAAACTACCGAAAGTAAATGAAAATGGTGGAGTAGAAGCCTCGTGATCTATAAAATAAGGATTATCAGCTGCTACATCAACGTCCTCAACGCCTATGCGAACTCTAAGATCTGAAGCAATAAAATCTGATGGATCGTCGAAAATCGGTATCTCTATAGCGTTCTCAATTAAAAGCGCTGGTATTCTTAAAAAGTCTACGTTACTTTGTGACCCAGTCCCACTCGTATCAGGATTGTAAAAAATTCCAACAGTTATACTATTGACGTTTCCGCTTATATCGTAATCGTAAGTATATTGAAAATTGTAGTTTCCATCAGCTGAGCTAAGCGTGATAGACGCGCTGTCAGAAGCATCGTTAAATTGATTGAACGTTTTTCTAGCGGTCACGGTTGCACCTCCTGAGTCGTTAGCTGGTGTTGTGGCTAAGCCGTCGTTGTCTACAGTTGAAAGAGTATTTGTTATTTTAGCTATGTCAGTAGCGTTAAAGTAGAAACCTTCGTCTGCTATTAACTTAAAATAAGCTATCTGTGTAGAGTTATTATAAGGATTTATATTTTCAGCTGATATCTCGTATGTAGCATCAAATATGTTTCCAAGAACTTTGTTAAAAACGTTAAACTCCTCACCGTAAGAACCAACGGTGTAGTCTGTACTCACGGCTAAAGGTGAGACTATAGAGTACGGTTGGCTATTGTTACTTATCGTTACACCTGTAGTGTCGTCTTCTATATCTGAGAAAAACTCAAAGCATAACTTAAGCGTATGATCAACTAATGCTACGCTAGTCATAGTAAACCCAAGATTAAATGCTAGGTCGGCGCTTACATTAATGTCATCATAAATTATTGTAAGGGTAACAGTGACTTGACCAGCGGTAGGAATATCGGTATCAACATCGTAAGATATTCCATTATATACTACTTTCCCTACTGTCACGCCACCTACTGCGTTGAAAGCGTCAGAGTCTAAATTTATATTACCAAGAACATAACCGCTGGCAGCTGTAAGCGTTACGGTGCTTTCAACAGAGGATGCGCTCGCTCCAGTTAGCAAAGAGTCTGAATCACCAACTATTGTAGGAGCATTGCTTCCGCCTGTTTGATTCATTGTTGCTGTTATAGTTCTCAAGGTTCCAGCCGTGGTGCTACCTAAAACACCGCTAGCAGACCCAATACCTTGAAAAGAAATTTCTTGAGAGTCTAAGTTTCCAGATCCGCTACCATCGCCTCCGCCTAATGTGTTAGCCCATGTGGTTCGCAAACCTTGTATAGAGTTAAACCATTTACCTTCTTTTTCTTTAAACTCTAGAACATTACCTTCTTGTTGATCAGTACTTATAGATTCTACATACCAACCTTCTCTAGCTACATTATTGTAGTACTCTTGATAGTTTTGATCAGGAGTTCTAGTAGCATAAGCGTCGTCGTCATTTACCAGTACAACTCTAGCTTGTGATCCCTCGTAGTTTAGTAAGTTGAAACTTTTTACTGACGAAGGCATATCGTTGAACACAGGGGTTACGCTAGAATAGTATTGCGTACCATAGAAATTATTTCTAGCAGCAGAGCCTGGATTAACACCATGCTCCCAAATTTTACCTGAATTAAAAGTGTAATACGTGTTGTTTAAAGATAAACCATGCTCTAAGGCGTATCCTCTAAAGCTAACCCAACCGTTAGTACTTTCGTTGAAAGAAAGCGTATTAACTTCTTTGGTAGAAGCTGTGGCGTTGATAGCAGAGTGTATGGTTAAATCATATTCGTCTTTTCTAGAGTTAAAAGATCCTACGGCGGCAGCAGCGCTCTTTAGGTTATCAGCAAAATAGTTCTTCATGCCTATATCTGATATTTTTGTTAAACCGTCCTTAGAAAGCCTTAAAACAGCTCCTCTAGCTCTGTCTGTAAAGTAACATCTAAACTCGTTCTCAGCGAAAGACTCTGGATTTCTAGATATACCAAAGTCACCTGAAAAAGGTATAGCTGTTCCAAGAACCCTGTTTGAAGCTGTCAAGTTAGTGTTACCATCAGCATTAAATAAAGCGTCTTTGCTAGAAAGAACTTTAAGAACCTTATCTTCGCAAAATGTTACGATGTCTGTATTTCTCGAAAATAGCTTTTGTATACTACCGTACTCTGGATTTAAGTCTTTTGTTATACCTTCAGCAGCTATAAATTGATTTAAGCTATTGACACCGTTCTTAGAGTTGTATATTCCAGAAAATATCAAACCATGTTTTAAGTGTTTTCTCTTGTAGTTTGAAGACACTGTAGAAACTTTAACGCCGTTATCTAGTTTTGTAGAGTTGAATTTGTCTAATATCCTGTCTGTTTCAACCCCGTTTTCAAATGTAAAGCAGTTGTAAAAAGGTAGCGTTTGTGGTTTACCCCAATTGTATGACTTTATATAAAACACGCAGTTACCACTTTGATACTTTACTTTTTTATCACCATCTAGAAATCCTTTGAAATTTTGATTTATAGCGTGTACTGAAGCTGAGTTGTCGCTTTCGTCTAAATTTATTTCTAGCGTAACAACAGTTCGATCGTGCTTGCAAACTCTAAGGTAAGCTTTTTCGTATATCATACTACCATCACTACCGCTGTGAAAGTTCATTAGCATTGGAACTCTTAGTTTTACTATGTTTTTGTCTAATCCTTTTATTGGTGAACCGTAAACAGACTGTATTGAATTGTGAATTTTGTGGTAAAACACGGTGCCCGTGTCAATACTTTGAGCCTCTGGATTTCCAAAGTTAATCGCTTGAGTGGTGCCATCGGGTTTTACCGCTATACCTGTTACCCTGTCGCCAGGCTCGATAAAGTTTTCTATGTTTTCATTCCATAGATAAACAGGATTAGCTCCACCAACCTCATAGTATATATCTAGGTCTGGTCCTTGATCTGGAAGAGTTTGAAATATAGCGGTATTAGCTCTAGTTCTAACCATACCATTCGTGGCGTTTCTAAAGTTTTTACGAAGAGCGGCATCAGCTTTTATTTTCACAAAAAACTTACCTTTTTTATCTTCGTCAGACACTGATATTCCTTCTGGCAACTCTGGGTTTGGGTGAGCAGTGTCCTCGGCTCCACCGATACCAGGTATAGTCGTTGGATTTGGTGCTTCGTTAGATATAGCTAAAACTTTATACTGATTTGGATTTATACCAACCCAATGGTCAAGAGGTTTAGTTAATATTAAAGTATCATCTTCTTTTATTTTGTTTCTTTCAGTTGAGTTAAAAGAAACCCAATATTCTAAGGCTAAGCTTGGTGCTCCATCGGAAAGTAGCGCTGGATAAGCAGCGTGCATTGCTAGGTTGTAATACTCGTTTGATGTTTCTTTAACAAAGTACTTATAGTACTCAGCCCAATAAGGTATTGTTCCTTTAGGACATACGCTTAGTCTTAGATCAGAAACTCCCGACCTATGCTCAGCTTGCCCTAAGCTAAAAGCAGCATCCTTACCTACAATCACAGAAGATTCTCTTCCGTATCTGTCTTTAAAAACAACGCCAACCGTGTATGTCCTGTTTCTTTTCAAACCAGGCGCCACTCTACCCCTACCATTCCTACCATCAGTAGATATTATACCTATGCCCTGCTTAAAGTCCAAGCTATAGTTATGCTCTAATGACTTTTTACTTGAAAAGTTAAAGTTTATTTTTTTTCTATTAGAATCTACTAAGTCATAACCTTCTTGATAGTTAGCGTAAATTAGCCTGCTAGAAGAGATACACTGTGCTTTGGCTGTGATCGGAACATTGTCGAAAGGTCTAAACACCTGCATTTCAGGTATCACGCTTCCAACTGTGCCAGGAGGTACTATGTAAAACCCTCTATTGTGCGACGCGTTGTAAAATCTAAAATCACTAAGATGATTATGTGAATATTGATGAGTTAATCCCGCGAAGGTTGTTTCGTCTAAAGTGTATGGCCCTAGTATAGGTCCAGCAGAAGGGGCAGATCCCCAAAAATTGCCGACACCAATAAGCGGGTTGACAGTACTTAAAGGGATATGCTTGTCTCCGCCTTGATACCCAGAGTGGTTCCAACTAGAAGATGGTTCTACAACAGAAAACTCTCCGATAGGGGTTGGAGCACTTTGTACTGTTGATCTTTTAATATTCTTTAGAAGATACACGTTAGTGTTTCCGTCTTCTTTGTATAAAATATCTACAGAGTCTATATCTATAGGCCTAAGGCTGTTTCTTCTTCTTCCAAAAGTAGGATAACCATAGCTTTCAGTTAACTTACCTCCACCTAAAAAGTTTGTTACAGCTAGCCATTTTAAGTTGTTTTTTATAGCTTCATTTTGGCCATTATCAGAGTTATACAGATAAGGGCATTTGGGCATAAAAGCCGGCTCTGTAAAAGGTGATATAGGAGAAACTTCCCCGTCTTTATATCTCCACCTATAAGCAAATCTAACAAATTTTTCCTCGTACATAGACCCAGCCTCTTCTGAGTCTAAGTAGGCCACCCACTTACAAGCTAAAGGCGTTGTTGTTGAGTTTACGTCTAAAGTGTCTGTGGCTGCGTTTTGATAACCGGCGTTAGCATCTACAAGAATTACTTTTATTTTTGTTATTTTTTTCTCATCATAACCAAAGTGATGCTCTATAGTTTCTACAGTTGGATCTTCTACGATCTGAACCTTAACCCTGTAGCCATGTTTTCCGTTATAAAGAGCTAGTATATCACCGCTCTTCCAACCGCCTTGGTATGGGTACCTTTGTATTATTTTGTCAAAATAGTTTGTCTTACCAGCCTCGTAGCCAAGAGAAGGATCTACGTGAAGCTCGTATTCAATAGTTTCATTTCCAAGATCTAATTCGTAATTCTCTCCAACCTGGTTGAAAAAGCTAAAATCTGAAGCCTCTTTCTGCCCGTACGGCATTGGAACCTCATCGCTAGGCGCGTTACCTACCATAGCTACTTGCAATGGCCCTCCAAGACCAACTTCATTACACATAGCATCTCTACCACCTGGGCCAAGACGTTTAGTATCTCTCATCCAAAGCTTAGGTGGAGATATAGGTCCAATTCTAGCTACCGTAACATCACTTTTTTTCATAGTCTCCCACAGCACTACGTTTCCTTCAGTTGTAGTGTCATCAGCTTCAAAGTAATATCTTGTAGTAGCGTATAAGTTTGGCGTATCCCCTAAGCTTCCGTCGATGTTTAGCTTAGAACCCTCAACTCCTTTAGTTATATTTATTTTTTTAGGCTCGTCGTAGTCCGTGGTAAAAAACAACATGTCGTCTACAACATCAATAGCTGTAACTTTAGTTCCTTCAGGCGTTGCGCTAGACACTGTGGTTTCAGCAAAGTCTTTGTCTGTGTAGCTGTAGGTAGGGCCAGTCTTAAAGTTTAATATTCTTTCTTTATTAAATTTTAGTACAGCGCCGGCACGAACTTGAGCCTCTGTTAGAAGCACTGGCTTGCTTAAAGTTAGTGTTATTACCGTGTTTGTTGGCGTTGCATTTACCGCCACAATCCCGCCCCCAGGGTTCCAACTTATCTGCACGTCTTCTACGTAAACCCCATTGTAAGTGCCGTCCCACAAGCTATTGCCATCAACGTCTACAGCATCAACAGTCATACCTATTTCTAATCCATTTATAACGTCAGTGTTTAATACTGCTGCGGTATGGGCGTGCGTAATGTCTTCGTAGGGCGTTGGAAAGTTAGTGTGATTTGTTTGAAAGCTAACGGTGTTACTAACAGCGTCTCCACTCCAAGATGGCCAATTTGCTCTGACCTCGTAAACATCTACAAAAACAGGTTCCATTTTAGATGATCCAGAAACAACGGCGTCGGGAATAAGTTTAGTTATTATATCCGCTTTTCTACCTACAGATATTGCTCTGTGAATACTAATTACATCATCTACAGCGTTTGATCCCGCGTAAGACTTGTCCATAACGATTTTAGTAGTAGCTCCTAAGTCTGTTTTAGATAAAACTTTTGTGTCTTTCAATATGCCATCACTAACATCACTAAACACATAGTCACCAACGTTAATATCGTCGGCTATATCTGAATTTAAAGTTAAAGTGTCGTTTGATACACTTGTAGTTGCCACAGCTGTAACAGTGCCTTGCACTGAGTGAAATTTAGATGGTTGAGACTCGTAGTCGAATGCGTCCGCCACTAAAGAATATATAGCGTTCTCTCTTTCGTCAGCTATAGCTCCAACCACTTGAGCCGTAGACGACATTCCGTCAAATGTGTTTTGCGTTACGGTTATGTAATCACTTTTTCTTCCATCTTCAAGAATGCTTAAAGGCTCGCCTAGAGCATTAAGATCTCCTTCAAATAACATCGGAGCAAGAGGTCTTCTCGCAATACGTTTAGCGTAAGGCTTGTAATAGCTAACTAAGTTAAGAGCTTTGTTGGAGACAATATTTCTAGCTGTACCAACGTCAGATCCCTCAGCTGTAGATACCTGTATGTTTAAAGCATCTCTATACTCTCCGTCTGATACTAATCTCTCGTCAAGGTCTTTGTTCATTCGACCTTGCATAAAATTTCTTTTTAACTCTGGCATCTACTAGTGTTTAATTTGTTTTGACTTACCTCTTAATACTTGAGTTATTTCTTCTAGTTTAATGTTTGATAATCTTAGCTTAGCCTGTCTCTTTGCGGCTCTAGCCTCTCTTTTAAACCTGTCAACTAAGTATTCGGGCGTGTTAGCCTTAGTTGCTAAAACAGCGTGAGCTATATACTTGTACATTGCTTCTTCTGCGAACTTATGCACTTGCATCTCGTCTTCAGTTCCTAAGCTATCACTTATGTACTTTAGTATTACAGGGTTACCGCTTAAAGTTGAAGAGAAATGTATCTTACCTTTCAATTCGTCTATGTAGAATGTCCCGTTAGTCTGAGCGAACTGAGGATCAATACCAAATCTTTGGCCATAATTAGCGTCGTAGTGGCTGGTGTCATAATCTCTTATATGGTCAATGTCAACGCTAGATAGATCGTCGTTACCTTTGTATCTATCCCAAGTTGTTGAGTCTGAAGTTTGTATCTCATCACTATTTAGAGTATAATCACCGTTAGCATCTTGTGCTATTTTCTGTGGATTACTAGATATTCTAGCTGGATGTAGTATGTGCTCTACACCTGAAGAATCACTGTAAGTTAGTTTGACGTAATTAACGTAGTCGTGAGGCAATGGCATTTGAAGTGTTGCCGGTACTACTATTTCTTGAGCTTTAGTTGACTTAAACGTGTCAAAGCTCAACTCTTGTAAAGCTCTTTGAGCGTGAAATACTACGTCAAGTCTTTTTATTTTAGATATAATTTTATCTTCTCCAACGTAGGCTAACATAAACTGATCTATAACAACCTGCAGTGAAGTAAATTGATAGTTACCGTATTGAGTGTCGTCTGCTGTGTTTTGAGTGTTATCAGCACCTTGATAATAATTTCCTGTTGTTCCTTCAAATAACGGCATATATTATTGTTTTTCTTGTTGTAAGTTTTCTTGTTGCTCTAATGAAGCTGCTTGAACTAAACCTGGTTTATTTATAACTATACCGGCTAACTCTAGTATCTTGTATACTAAAGGCATTTCTTCAGATCCATGAAGATCAAAGTTTTTGCTATTAGAAGCGTTGTACATTGGATACTCATTTCCTCCGCTGCTATTTGGAACTATAGTATATCCCCAGTATACATCTTCTGGTCTTTTTATAAAGTTGTGTGTTATAGTATCTGCAGACGATGGAGTTGGATATAGCTTTATAGACGTATCGCTTACCCTAACGTACACAGGATTTTTACTAGTAGGTCTAGCTAAAGGCGAAACGTTGTATTTTGTTATTTCGTTAGCGTTTACTAGAGGTACTTGAGTAGCGTAACTTTGACCAGATCTTTGCCACATAACTTCACCTAGTCTATAAACAGTGTTAGTACCGCTATCGCCAATGCTTGTATTATCTACTTCTTTAATAGATATACTACCAAAAGTTATGTATTTACCTGCGTTATTAGTATCAGAATTTATAATTCTTATATTGTGATTACTAGTGGCGTCTGCTATAAAAGTAAAGCTGAAAGAACCAATTGAAGGTTCGTTTTGTTGGTAATTGATTGCGTTTAATCCCGCATCATCAATAATTACATAGTAAGATGATGGCTCGTCCATATCTATAATCTCCCAATTTACTACATATTTTTTACCTGCTGTCAAAGCAACATTAGTACCACTTTCAGCAGTGTGGGTAGCTCCGCTTGCGTTTTGCAAAACTTTTAAACCTCCATTGTAGTTATTAGATGCTGCTGGAGCAACGTGCGTAGACGTACCGTTTGCGCCCGCGGTCCAGTCTGCTATGTCAAGTTCAAAATCATCTTCAAACTTAGCACTTGAGATAAGAGATTGATCATTAATTTTAAACGGAGCTATTTTTTCTTCTAATATATGAAGCATGTCAGCGTACTCGGTTGAGTTGCCTGGAGCTCTATTATACAAGTTTATGTCATAAAAATATTGCTCAAATATTTCCATCTGAGCTTGGTTGGCTAGTAAATTAAATTCAAGAGGCGTTACATAGCCTCTTTGTTCTTTATTAGCAAGCGCTAACACTCTTTGATATACTGTGTTTATATTTACCGCCATTATGTATGTTTTTATAGTTAAGCAACCACCCCGCAGAGTGGCTGCTCTACTATATAGTGATTACGCGTTTAAACGCTTTTCAATATTGGAGTATATCTCCATTCCTTCATCTGTTTTAAACCAAGCGGCTAAAGCAGAATACGGGTGTTCATCAAATGGTACTGTCATAATTTTTCTATCATTTGAAGCCCACATAAAGTTACGTTGATCTCCTGATAGTTTGATTATTCTAGCTTCTACAGCTTTAATACCAAAATTTCTAAGTTGAACATTATCGTCTGTAGTTAATTCTAAGAACAGTTTAGGATTTCTTTTAGCAAATAGTAGTAAATCTCTTTTAAGCTCCTTAGAACTCAACTCATTTACTTTAGATCCCATTTCTACTCTCATTATAGCTTCAGCCATGTCAATATCCATTGACCTTGCTATAGTTAAAGCTTCAACTTCAAACTCTAACCAATCTAATTGATTTTCTGCAATTTCGACAGGTTTGTGTTCGTAAAAAATACTGTCTCTGTGAGGGTGGTACAAAGAAAGTAGCTTTTGTAAAACAGTTTCTTCTTTTGGGACAAACAAAGATCCACTTCTAAATATAATATGTGATAATCTTTGATCGCCTTTCATTTCGTCAACAAAGCATGTTTGCTGATTCTTGCAATACTTAAGCTCTCTTTCAAATCCTTTTTCCTCGTCAAAGTAATAAACATTTGCAGATCGTATCATCTTAGATAAAGGCTTTTTGCCGCCTTTCAAATGATACACTCTATCTTTTATTTCCCAATCGGGTTTTTTTGGTTCTGGTTTAGCTTCTACTTTAGGAGCTTTAACCACCGGCGTATCGATCACCGCTTCTTGAGGCGCTACCTCAACTGTTTTAGCTGTTTGCTTTTTAGCCATAATATAATATAATAAAAATTAATAAAAAAACTACCCCACCCGAAGGCAGGGTAGTTCAAAGTATTTCTACTTCATGATCATAAAGTTGTTAGCACCTTGAGTGACTAAACATCTTTCTGATAAGAAGTGGATTTGCATTGCATCTAAAGCAGACGTCGAAGCTCCAACTGAACCAGTAGTCCAAGTTTTCATCTTACGATTATCTGTTTGAGAAGCTCTATAACGAACATGTAAGAAAGGACGCTTAAGGTTCTTTCCTAAAGACTGATCGTATACAGTTGATGTACCTGCAGGAATAATAACCCCACGGATAGCGTTAGCGCCAGCCGCATCGTTAATACCACCACGAGTAGCTTTGTCGTTTAAGTAACGGAAGTCAGACTTATAGAAGTCGTAAGATCCTCTACGGAAACCAGAAAAACCTAAGTTTAACGCCATATCCTCATCGTTTTCGAATACTCCGTAAGAAGTACCACCAGCACCATAAGAATTCATAGAAGCTAACATATCGTCCATTGCTAAACTAGTAGCGCGGTTAACGAATAACATGTTCTCTTCAATAGCACCTTGCTTATCAAATTCAGCTAAGATAGCATCAAACTCAGCTAAGTCAGTAGCAGCGTTAACACCAGTTACACCTGAAGTTTCATTACCTCTTGACTCAATAGCAGCGAACAAACCTTCAGTACCAGTTTGATTGCCAGCAGCGTTGTACATAACGTTAGAGCTTTCAGTAAGGTCATTTGCAGCGCCACCAAGCTCACCTTCAAGCATAGACATCTCTAAGTAGTCGTTAAAACGAGCTCTTGTGTCAGCCTCAGCTTTTAAGTACCATAAGTAACCTGACTGTCCTTCCTCACCTGTAACTTCAACCCAACCGATTCTAGCTGTATCAGATCCTGATACTTCGTAGTAATCTTTAATAATGATTGGCTTGTTGCTATAAGTTTGCATTTTAGGCTCGTTAGCGCCCCTTGAGTCAGACTGTGTAACAGCGTTGCCACCGTCAAAGTAACGAGTACCTTTAGCGTATTCAGAACCGTAAACTAAGATAGTTGTTCCGTCTGTAGCTGTGTTTTGAGATAGCGTAGCTGTTCCGTAAGGAGCAACGTCAATAACTTCGTTAGCTACAGTTACAACTAAACACTTAAAAACACCGTCAGAGTTTGCAACAACAACAGTGTCGTTAACTCTAATAGCGTGATCAACTGATCCTGATGATACACCCGCACCGTCAATCTCTTTAGTTAATGTAATTTGAGATACAGAATCTTGACCACCAGAAGCGCTTGATACGTTTCCTGTGTAAGATATGTGTAAACGTCCTTGTTCAGACCATACAACCTGATCAGCTTGCATTGCCTCTTCAGCGCCTATTTTAGATAAAAAGCCTGCGATAGTTCTCGGTCCGAAAACTTCAGCCTCTTTTTCCATAAGGTCTGGTAAGTATTGTTGAGCCCAAGTAGTATCACTTGTACCCGTAAAGTCTAGATAGTTTGTGTTTAGCGTCTGCTTATTTGGAGCAGGAGTGCTATTCAAACTAGGTCCATTAGTAATTGCCATTTTTAATTTGTTTTAAATGGGTTAATAAATTATTTTCGTTTTTTAAATTTAAACGAAGGAGTTGTATCTAAATCAAGAGCTTTTACTCTCATACCGTTCGCTTGAACCTCTCCATGAGAAGTCCTAGGCGTCATATCGATATTTTTAGTTTTAGCCACCGAATTCTTCAAAGCGTCAGCTTTGCCTTGTTCGTAAAAGTGTTGTGCTAAAGAGTCGGCGTTCATAGCCGCATACAATGCTTTGTGATAACCCGCCGCGTCGGTAATCTTACCTTCACTATCAATAAAATTATTTATAAAGTTATTGATGTCGCTTTGAGTTTCTTTTACTTTGCTAGCGTCTTTAACGTTGTACTTAAACGTTTTGTCTTCTACTTGGTATTCGAAACCTTCGAAACCGTCGTTGAAAACACTATCTGTTCTCTCAACAAAAGCGTTTGAGCGTTCTTCAGCAATCTTTTGATTCTGTTCAGCTTCTTCGTTATATCGATTAAAGAAGTCCATTGCTTTCTGATATTCATCATTGACAATAGGCTTAGCCTTAATCTCATCATAATACTTAGACTTTTGCCCGTCTAAATAGGCCTTAGCTTCGGCAACCTGCTCTTTTAAAGCTAATTTTTTTCTTTTAACATCACGATCTTCGTCAACTTCTTCATCAAAAGAAAATTGATCGTCCATCATGAACTCTATTTCTTCAGCCGATAAATGCGGCTTTGTTGTTTTGTAGTATTCTTGTAGAGCTGTGTGGTTATCCATTTCGTCATAATTTTGGTTTAACCTAACATAATCCTCTACACTACCTCCAGTTTCGTTAACAAAGTTAACTAACTTCTCTATATTCTCAGGTAAAGGATTACCTGTTTCTTGAGATTCTTGAATAGCTTCATTAGCTGTTTCAATAACGTCGTCTACTTTTTCTTCAACCGTTTGTTCCTCTTGAGGAGTTTCTACTTCGCTTACAAGTTCTTTTAAAGCCTCATTAGGCTCTTCTTGAACAGCTTCTTCTATTTCATTTAGCTTATTCATGTCTAAGACAATAGTACCATCTTCTTTGTAAGAGACTGGTGACTCTTGTTCTACGACTTCTTCTTGTGGCTGCTCGTTTACTTGCTGCTCTTCAATGTTTTCATTTTCTTCCATAATATAAAATATAAATTAGTTTTTGTTATCTTGGGTCGAAAGCACCTAACCCAAAATCACCAAGTGTGTCATTCCCAGATGATTCAAAGTTTTTAGGTGGCGCTCCTGTTTTTCTTTGGTCTATAAGCTCCGACTGTTGCGTAGCTTGTATTTTAGTTCTTTTATCTTTTCTATCCTCTTTCTCTGTTTCTTTACTCTTAATCACTTGTAGTTCCATCTGCTTTAACTGCATGTTTATTTGAAACTCGTGATTCATGAGCTCTTTTTTAACATTAGCTTCTTGCATTAGCATCTCTGCTTTCATTTGAGTTTTAGCTTCTTCTAACTGTATTTGAGTTTGAACTAAAGCTTGACTCTTTTGAACTTCAGCTTGAGCAGCAACCTGTTGAGCCTCTGCGTTAGCTTGCGACTGAACCTTTATATTCTCTTGCTGCATCTTTTGATCTCTCTCTATCTTCTTTTTTCTACGTATTTTAAGAAGTTGATTTGCTAGCTTTATGTTTTTAATTTCTCTAAGGTCAATAGCATCTTCTAGATCTAAAGCTTGTTGCTGCAAAGATTGCTGTATGTTGTTTTCTAGCATTTGCTTTTCTTCTTCATCAGGTGTAAGCTCTAAGAATATTCCAAAGTCATACAAGAACAAACTCTTAACGTCATCTAATGTTCCTACGTTGTGAGCACCTATGGCTTGCACAAAAGCTTCTTTAGTTGGCGAAAACTCTAATATATCTGATATTCTAAGAGATAGCTGCTCAGCAACCTCTTGGCTTAAGAATAATCCAGCTTGCAAAATGTGTCTAGTTGCAGTGTTACTATTCGCCGCCGCCATCTTCTGTATTCCTACTAAAGCGTTTCTATCTGGAGATGAAGCGTCTTTAGCTTCGTTTAGACCTGTTACGTCTCTAATCATCTGTAAGTAGTAGTTGTAAGTAGAGATAAGCCCTTGCATCTTTTGACTACCTGATCCAGACGATATTTCTTGTATAGGTATTCTACCTTGATTTGGCTCGCCTAACTCATTCATTGATCTACCAATAACAGAACCTGTTTGGAAGAACATGTTTAAAGCTTCTTGTGGATTGTAGTTTGTTCCATTACCTAAATCTATCTCAGCTAAACCATCAGCGTCAAGATATATTCCATCGGGTATCATTCTAGACATCACCTGCTGAAGCTTTAAGTGTGTAAGCTGTATCATATCAGCAAAGCCAGTTATACGCTTAACCAAAGAGTCTATCTTACCATTGTACATTCTAGGCGCTACTATAGAGTAGTTCATCTTGACTTTGTTGTAGTCAGACTTTGGCCTCATCATGTTTTTAGCCTTTTGCCATCTTAAAAGTTTTTTAGTACCTAGTATAGATACACCTTCAAACAAGCACTCAATTTTTCGCTCTAACCTTAAGAAGTTAGTTTGCTTTTCCTTTGGTGGGTTAAATGAGTCGTCTTTTTCTATAGCTTTCTCAAGCCCGTTAGGCATCTCTTTAACTTTGTAAACGTCGTTCATGTACGTTTTGTAATTAAAGTAAAGCAACTTTATTTGGTTGTCATCTTTTTGACGATCTCCAACGTAAGACATAGAGTTGTACTTACCTGTAGAAACATTATATTCTTTTGATATTTCTTTTAAGTCTTCTTCTGTTAAATGAGGAAACTCTTTAACAAGTTCGTTTATTGGTATAGTTTTTACTTCACCAACGTAATATATATCGTCAAAATAAGGCGAGTCAGTATAAGAGTATACTAGGTTTGCTGGGTCAACGTACTCCACTTTAACCCCTTCAGATGTATTAAAAGAAGTTTTAACAGCGCCCATACCAAGTACAGCTAAGTCGTAATAAAATCTTTTCTTTGTTAACTCGTATCTATTACCTTCTAACAGTACGTTAATAGCTTGTTCTTCGGCTATTTCTACAGATTGCTTATATGTAAGCTGCATGTGAAGATCTAACTCTTCTTGAGTTTCTGGAAGTTTATCTTCAGGAGTGTTAAATATATCTACTTTAAACTGCTGCTTACTAAACTTAGCTAAATCTTTAGTTCTCATATCTTCTAATATGTCTTCCATATAAGAAGTTCTTTTGTCCATTCCGTAAGGATCTTGAGAAGTAGCTTTTATTTTGTAAGTTCTATCAGACATCCCATTGACTAGTATATCTACGAACTTAGGTATAATAGGAACAGGCTTCCAATCTAGGTTTAAGTAGCTTAAGTCACCATTTATTGACAACTCATCTTTATACTTTTGTATACCTTGCTCTCCTCTAGCGTAAAGTCTCAGCTTATGAAACTCTTGCTTGTTAGTATAATATCTGTTGGTAGAGTAGGTCTCGTGAAACCACTCTTGTTCTATAGCTTGAGCTACTTTCAACCCGTAGTCTAACGACATTTTTTCTAAGTCGCTAACAACTTGACTTGGAAAATAATTGCTCTCTGTTCCTTTTGGCATACCTATTGTTTAATTATTTTTGACACACTGCTTTTATTATCAAATCTAGCAATGTTTATATTTAACTTTTGCCTTTCTACCTTAGCATTAGGGGCGTACAAATGTCTATTGCAAGCCATTATAGCTAATCCAGAACTTATAGCGGCATCAAACTTAGTTCTTTTGTTTATATCAAATTTAGACCAATCGCCTAATGTTTCAGCGAAGTACATGTCTCCATAAACACCGTCTCCTTTATGTCCAACATGAGCTTGAATATACATCTCTATTGCAGCCGCGTGAGCTTGTTTAATATCCTCACTAGAGTTTGGTATACCACCAATCTCTTTCTCTGCAACAGAAAGCTTATTCCAAGTCTTATCTGGTCTGTTCATGCTAAACCCTCTGTAACCTCTTCTACGCATATAATATAGTAGCCTAGGTTTATTGTTCTCCGCAAGTATTGGCATACCATAAAACACGCACGCCATAAGTACGTCTTCGAAAAACATTTCAGCGGTTTGTGGTCTAGCAACATATTCTAAAAAGAACGAATTAGCAGGAGCGTCTTCCATTGAAAACTTGGTCAATCCGTGTAAAGCTCCGTTAGAACCTCTACCGTCAACAGTACCGCTTATATCGTAACTGTCACAACCAAAAGCTCCCATGTGTTCATTTCCAGGATACTTTATTCCGTTCTTCACTATAACTTTATTCTGAAGGTGTGGTTGCGGTGTCCAGCTAATTTTAAACCTACCTTTTGGGTCTGGATAAAAAATAACCTTTGTGTCTTTAATCCCGTTAACCCATTGGAAGTTTCCTGTGTTTACTACAGACATACTACCAAGCCCTTCGTTATAGTCTATTTGTTCGTATATCTTAACTAAGTTAAAAATACTGTTTTTAGTTTCATCTCTAAACGCGTGCTCTTCAGTTCTTGGAAACTGTCGATAAAACTCGTTTAAAGCATCTTGATCACTTTTTAAACCGTCAGCTTCATTGTTCCAATGATCAACAACACCAACTTCTATTAATTCACCGTCGGGTCCGTATACATCATTATCTGGGTTATTAAATACAGGTTGTCCGTATTCGTCAATAAATCCCTCATAGTTCCATTCCATTGGGATAAACAAAGAATATAAACCAGACTTTGTTTGTCCATTACGGTTTCGGCTTGTAACATCTGAATCATTATAAAGTTTCTTAAAGTTATCACCACCTTTATCCAAAGCATTTGATGTTGATCCCATCATACACTTACCAACTATACGAGCACCTAGCCTTAAACAAGTTTTAGTTACTCGCCAGTTGTTTAGAATATTATCTGGTCTTTCCCACTTACCACTCTCATCATGTATTAGCAAGTTAAGCTTTTCACCATCGTAGCTGTTATCACCTGTGTTTTTCCAATCAATAGTAGTGTCAAGTCCAGCCAGCTCTTCCTGCTTTTCGTTCGACGTAATTTTTTTACGAGTAAACTTACTTGCAGGAACCCTATAAGCAAGTTCACTCTTAGGTCTGTCCATACCGTCTTGTATCGGTTTAAAGAAAAACGGATAGTTGATAGATATTGGTACAACCTTGTCTGTAAACATCTTTTTAGCATCAGCACCACTTTTAGATAGTATTCCATATCTAGAGTCACTTGAAATGGTGGCTAAGTTAACGGTCTCTGCTGAGCTCATAAAAGAAAAACCAGAACGTCTGTTTTTAAGATAACACATGCCGTAGCAGCGTTTGTCAGCTTTACAAGCCTCCCAAAATATAAAAAATAATCTATTTGCTTCTCGAAAGTCAGGCGCACCTACGTCGATCTTACTCCATTGAAGATACATATAGTGACTACCCGTTATGTAGGTAGGTTCTTTGTCGTTAAGAAACCAAAATCCTTCGTCACGACTTTTGAACTCTTCATCTATATAGTCATACCACTGTTCTTTTTGCTCTTCAGGATATGCTTTCCAATCAAATATATTTTTTAATCTACCTAGCTCCTTAGGATAATCTAATCTTTCCCACTTCTTTTTTTCAGAAGTATATACTTTTTTTGGTTGAGACGGTAAGGCTATATGCAAGCCTTGTATCTCTAGTATCTGCCCGATCTTACCAGTTTTAGATATAACAACTATATCGTGTTCTTTGTTATACCCGTACTTCCACTTTTTGCTCTTGTTAAGTCTACTAACAGTGGTTCTCTTAACTGGCTCTACAATTTTATATAGTTTTTGTTCGTACATTATTTAGATCTACCTTCGGCAAAGCCTTTAAAAACTTTCTCTTTTTTCTCCTCAATAACCTTACCTTCGAGTAAAGCTTGTTCTTCTTGTATACGATTAAGTATCTCAAAGGCATCGAATATTGCGAGTTTCTTTGTAGCAGCAGCGTTCTTAAGTCTATCGGCAGTAATATCATCACCACTATCAACGATAGCTTCCTTAGCAACTTTAATAAGCTCTTCAACAGCTCTGTGCCCAGCTTGGATTATACTCTTCTTCGTTTCCTTGATATTCATATTTAATTGTAATAAAATGATTCATTATTCTATACAGTCTCTGGCCGTCTACCACAAACTCATACTCTGAGTTAGGTCTAAACCCCACAAGATCTCCTACTTGATGTTCACCGTCAGAATACTTAACAATACCTACCAAAGGTCTTTCTTGATCAACATTAAATTCATCAATAGCTTTTATAGGTTTCACAAAGCTGTACCCTTTAGTAGGTTTGTATTTATCGTTTCTTTTGTAGAGAAAAATTTGATCTATAGAAACTATGTATATACCTTCTTTAAAAAAGTTTTTGCTATTTCTTTCTTTACCTTTAACATCTAGCCATCTTCTAAAAACATTATGATGAACAGTTACAATATCACCGGGCTGTATGTCATACTCTCCTACCATAGGAACACTTAAAACTCTAGCCTCTCTATTAACGAACTGATGGTTGAAGTTTTCAGAATTTAATATTAATTCTTTACCGTCTACGCTTGCTGTGTTATTGTATCTACCGCCAACAGGCTCTATTACGAATCCGTACAAACTTTTCATAAATACCTTTCGTTTAAAGTGTGGTCTCTATAATCTACTAATATTTCTTTGCCTTCAGCTATGTCTAGCTCGGCTACTAATACTAAGTCTCTGTTCTTGAGTTGGTAGAATCTAGCGTTGTTGTTGTCTGAGTGATTAGTGAATCTTCCTAGTGTAGTCTTTATAACATTGTCTATAGTAGCTAATCCAATGATTTGTTTTTGCTTTATATCTTTTTTAGCAAATACTCCAAGCCCATGGATGTCAGATTCTCTTTTGCTATACATACAGCTATCAAACTCAACGACCTTACCAGACCTAGTGACTTTATCCACCTGCTCTCTAGACACACCTATGTCTTTAAGCATGTTATCATACTCGTTCATTAATACTCTAGGTTGTATTCAATAGAAACAGCCATGTTTTTATTAAAGTCTTTCCAAGGCATTACATCCTTGTTTTTTCTTATATATATGCTGTATTTATCTTTCTCCTCTACAATATCACAAATGGTATGTCCCCCATAGACCTCTTGGCCCACGGAGTAGTGCATTGCGTCTATTTTGTAATCTTTACCTATTGTGATTTTACGAATTAACCTGCTCATCTTCTCTTGGAGTTATAGAGCCGTCGTTGATGTTTATGTCAACATTACCATGCTCTTCTTGAAGTTCTTTTTGAAACGCACTGATCATGTCTTGAAGTTGCATGATGTCGTGTAGTAGGTTGTGTTTTTTAGTTTCAATCATACCTAACTGCTGCTGGCCTTCATTCATAGCCTTAACAAGGTTTTGAATTTTGTTTAATTGATCTTCACTAATTTTTTTAGGCCCAAGGTCTTTAACCTTAGGCGTCTTTCTTTTTGCCATGATTTAATTTAATTTAAGTTAATTTTTGTTTATTATTTTCTAAACGAAGCTTGTATAACTATTGGGCTTGAGTTGTACAAATGCTTTCCATCAGCAACACTATTGGCTATATTATCCTCTAATGTTATTGTAGTAGCATCATCTACACTTTTAACAGTTCCTACTAGTTGATCGTCTTCGTCGTGTATTACATCTCCCGCTGCAAAAGCAAGTCTTGCATCTATAGTAGCTACAGTTAATACAGCTCCAGTTGTTCCTGAAGCGTGAGCACCGTTAACATTAAGCGTTGAAGTTGTATAAGCTTGGGTAGCTTTAGCCACTAAAGCACAATATAATTTGTCATAACCAACGTTGGTTCCACTTTCAGGTTCGCCTTGTAACACGTGAGATACTGCACCTATACCAAAGTTTTGAGCTGTAGCAGCGTCAGCTCTTCCTCCAAAGCCGTAAGAAGGAGAAAGTTGTCTAAGGCAAGTTAAATAGCCAACATCTTTAAAATTTGAAGCGTCAACATAAGTCCTGCCTTGCAGATTGTTAAACCAAGGATTACTAGCCGGCGTGCCAACCACGGTTCCTGGTGTAGCTAAACTTGTTGGAGCGGTTCCGTCTTTATTACCTTTAGCCCACACGATTTCAAAGTCTGTTGGATCAATATCTGCTCCATCAACTCCTTTGTACAATATATTTAATCCAATTAGTTCAACAGCCCCTCTAGGAACTTCAAATTCAGTCCAATCGGCTAGTACTTTATTATCAGTCATATTATTATTGCTATGCTGTAAGCTAGCTGGAAAAAGTGGTTTAATATCTACTTTAAAATATCCCATTTTATTTTTCTTTTATTTGTTCGTTTTTCTTTGAACTTCCGCCGAAGAAGAAGTCTATTATTGTATTTACCTTAGCACTCATAGCGCCAAATATTGTTGATATAAAGCTAATTTCAAATTCACCTAACTCTATAGTTTTTGTGACGAAGTAATTAAACATTACAAACGTAATACCAAAATAAGCTACTGTAAATAATGTTGCTAATACTTTTTGGATAATAGCATCGTCTTTATAAAGATCACGTGCAGATTTACGATCTTCAACTTCTTTTGCAAAAGCTTCACGTTCTGCATCAAGAAGTAGCTTTTTAAGAGCAAGCTTAGCTTCGTCGCGTTCTTTGTCTGTAGTAATAACTTTATCAAGTATTCCCTCAGCGTTATCTACTACTTTACCTAATATTCCTCCAAGCAAGTTGTTTATCATTTTTTCTTGTTCTTCTTGTTGTTCATTGCACCGCCAACTTGATCGCTAAACGTTGGCACAGCGCCTACGTGAGCGTCTGAGTCAGGATGTGGACCTTTTTTAATAGACTTAGGTCTTGCATCCATCATTCCTTTTGGTTTAGCTGGTCCTTTACCCATAGCAATGTTATCATTCATTTCTTCTTTTTTGGCATCACCAACCTGGCCTTTGTGATAACCTTTTCTAAACGGATTGTTTTTTTGCTTGAAAGCCATATTTATTTCTTTTTTTCAGCACGCTTAGCAGCCTTCTCCCAAGGAAAATCCATACTTCCTTCTTCTGACCACTTGCCATTATACCTTATTTTACCATTAGCTCTTGGGTACGTCTTACCGTTATGTCTAACGTAATCATCGCCATACGACAGCTTACCAGACTTCATATCATCTAGGTGTTTACCCTCGTGATTTATAACTCTTTTTTCAAGAGCACTGCCTTTAGGTACAGACTTATCAATATAAATAGATCCGTCCATATTAGCTTCACCTAATATACCCTTGCCTAATTTTTTACGAAATATAGGTGTACTCTTTGAGCTTCTAATTTTTCTACTTTCACTACCCAGTTTAAAACCCATTAAGCTATATTTTTTTTGTTTTTAGGCTTCTTAGTTGCTATTTTTTTATTTTTAGGCTTGTCTACTTTTTTGTGAGCAACTTTTTTAGCTTCATCGCTGGCTTTTTCTTTAGCTATATTTTTAGGTGCTTGTTTAACCGTGTCTTTAGCTATTTTCTTTGCGGTTACTTTAGCTGTCTTACCGGCAACTTTTTCAGCTTTACTAAGTTTTATTGCATCAGCGGTCTTGTCGGTTGTTTTAGCTACTTTAGCTACGTCAGCTACAGCATCAGCTCCTTTAATAGCCTTAGCACCTTTAGCCGCTAGCTTAGCTCCTCCAACAGCAAGACCTGCACCCGGTATCATAGCCGCTGCGTTTATAGCTGCATCAGCCGCGTGCCTTTTAGCACCAGCGTCATCGCCTTTGTATTTAGCGTAACCTGCTCTACCAGCTGACAAAGCAGTGTTAGCAGCGTCTGCAAAATTACCTACAACAGGTATCATACCAGCCCCAGTTAAAGCTGTACCTACGTTATCTAAAGCTGAGCTCCAACTAAACTTGACTGGTGATTCAGTTTGTCTTGAGTTGGGTTTACCAGCTTGTCTAGTAGCTTTACCAAGGTTTTGATTTTTCATTTTAAACGCCATAGCTATCTGTCTTTATCTTTTATCATATCGTCAATAGCCTTGTTAAAGACTTTGTCCGTGTATGTTTTGTTATTATAGAATACACTTCGATCTGATACTGGCATATCTTCTTCTCCGAGTAAGATGCGATATATTCTACTTATAAGTTGGCTGCATTTAAAAGAGGTTTTGAAGACGCTGTATTTAATCGTAGTTCGATTTCGATGACGCCAGACCTCTATCCAGCCTAGTTTTCTTAGTTTGTCCCACCGG